CCGAAGTTTTCCCCCGAGGTGATCGAGCGCGCCGTGCGCATGGTCTTCGATGCCAAGGACCAGTACCCGTCGCAGTGGGCGGCCATCGAGTCGATCGCCGCCAAGATCGGCTGCACGGCCGAGACGCTGCGCAAGTGGGTGCGCCAAGGCGAGCGCGACAGCGGCGTGCGGCCAGGCGCGACGACGGCCGAGCAGCAGCGCATCAAGGAACTCGAGCGCGAGGTGCGCGAGCTGCGCAAGACCAACGAGATCCTGAAGCTGGCCAGCGCGTATTTCGCCCAGGCGGAGCTCGACCGCCACCACAGGAAGTGAACGCCTTCATCGACGAGCATCGCGCTCGCCTGGGGGTCGAGCCGATCTGCACAGCGCTGCAGTTCGCCCCGTCGGCGTACCGGCGTCACGCGGCACGGCAGCGCGATCCGTCGCTGCTGCCGGCGCGGGCGCAACGCGACGCCGAGTTGATGCCGCAGGTGCAGCGCGTGTACGACGCGAACCTGAGGGTCTACGGCGCCGACAAGGTGTGGCGGCAACTCCTGCGCGAAGGTGTGAAGGTGGCGCGCTGCACCGTGGAACGCCTGATGCGCCGGCTTGGGCTGCAGGGCGTGCGCCGCGGCAAGGGCGTGCGCACGACGGTGCCTGATGCCAAGGCGGCCTGCCCGCTGGACCGCGTCAATCGGCAGTTCAAGGCCCAGCGGCCGAACCAGCTGTGGGTGGCGGACTTCACCTACGTCTCGACCTGGCAGGGCTTCGTGTACGTCGCCTTCGTCGTCGATGTCTTCGCGCGGCGCATCGTCGGCTGGCGGGTGAGCAGTTCCATGCAAACCGACTTCGTGCTCGATGCGCTGGAGCAGGCGCTGTATGCGCGGCGCGCCGATCGCGAAGGCGACCTGGTGCACCACAGCGACCGGGGCTCGCAATACGTCTCGATCCGCTACAGCGAGCGCTTGGCCGAGGCCGGCATCGAGCCCTCGGTGGGCAGCACTGGCGACAGCTACGACAACGCGCTGGCCGAGACGATCAACGGTCTGTTCAAGGCCGAGATCATCCACCGGCGTGGGCCGTGGAAGACGCGCGAGGCGGTCGAGTTGGCGACGCTGGAGTGGGTCTCGTGGTTCAACCACCATCGCCTGCTCGAACCCATCGGCTACATCCCGCCGGCCGAAGCCGAGGCAAACTACTGGCGCGAGCAGGCCGAGGCATCCACCACCAAGCCTGCTTCGTCGGCAGCGCCTCAGGAGGGTTGAACCATGAGTACATGGCCCAACCGGGGGGCCTCCGGCGGCCCCTGCGGGGGGCTGGAAGAGAGAAAGCCTGAACCCAAGAACCGTCAGACCATGCGGGTCTGACTCAAGCCAACAGGCCTCCTCGATTCCCGGTGCGGTTCATCCTGTGGCCCCGCTGGATTCCTGGACGGCGACCTTGACCGCGCGGGTGGCCGTGCCATTGCGCGGTGCATCGGAATTGCGCGCCCACTCGCGGTCGACGCGCTCGGCATCAATCGTTCCGTCTGCCTCCGGCGTGATCCGCCCCGCGGCGATGGCCTTGCGCACCGCTGCATTGGACACCCCTCGGTGGCGTGCGTAGGCACGAATCGAAATACCCATATTTCCCCTTCGGGGCACCTTCAATCATTTGTTCGTCATTCATGCGGATTGAGCTTGGCTTCCATCTGGAACAACGCGTTCATACGTTCGTCATCAACACCATGAAAGGACACGGACATGAGCAAGCTCGAACAAATCCTGACCCAGATCGCGCAAAACAAGCTGGGCATCGAAACCCTGGAAACCCGCCGCTCGGACAGCCTCGATTTCCACGATGTGGCGGTCTGGTGCTTGCGCGATGCGCTAGAAGCAGCCTTCAACGCCGGTGTCGAGCAGGGCCGCAAAGCCACGCAGTCGGAAAAGGCCAACACCTGATTGCGAACCCTGCAAGCCAAGCAGAAAGCGCTTGGCTTCACTTGGGAACAGCGCGTTCATCACATCACCGTCCACCCCATCGAAGGAGCAAGACATGACTACCACCCAATTGACCCCGGCACAGCACGCGATCCTGGCCCACGCTGTTGAGCACACCAGCGGCAAAATCGACTGGTTCCCTGACAACATCAAAGGCGGCGCGCGCAAGAAAGTGCTCGACAGCTTGTTTAACCGCGCACTGATCACCACCGACGACACCGACTGGTTTGTCGCGGCTGAGGGCTACGACGTCCTGGGCATGCCGCGCCCCGGATTGAAAAAGAAGAACGTCGGTCAATTCGAAGCCCATCTCGACCAGATCATCGCCAACGCTGAAGGCGCGTCAGCCGACACGAGCGATCACGAACTGGAAGCCGCCGTCACCGCCGCCGAAGCAACGTGGGTCAAGCCTCGCACCCGCGAAAACGACCGTAGCGAAGTTTCGCGAGGCGAAGCCGAGAGGGTGCGCAGCACCCGGCACAACAGCAAGCAGGCCGAAGTGATCCGGATGCTGAAACGCCCCGAGGGCGCAACCATCGGCCAGATCTGCACCGCCACCGGCTGGCAGGCGCACACGGTACGCGGCACCTTCGCCGGAGCCTTTAAGAAAAAGCTGGGTCTGAACATCGTCTCGGACAAGCCACAGGACGGCGAGCGGGTCTACCGCATCGCCTGAAAGAAGATGGGGAGAAGATCCATGAATAGCTTGGCTTCTCTCCCCACCAGCGCGTTCATACAGGTGTCGTGATTGACGACGCCACACCAGGAGAACCGCCATGAGCACCATGACCGTCACCATCGAACGCACCCAACGTACCCTGCAGTTTGGAGGCCAGAGCCTCCAGGTCGAAGAATTGAGCGTCCGCCTGCCGTTTGCACGCAAACCTGCCGACCTCGACGAACTGGGCGGTCGCGACCAGCACAAGGTCTACGTCACCGAGACCAGGGAACTGACCCCTGCCGAATTCGACGCCTTTGGGAGCAGCTTGCTGGTGTCGCGCGACTGGCTGCGTGGCAAGGGTGGCGGCACTGGCGACGGCTACCTCTGCGTCGAGGTCACTGCTCCTGGACGACCCTATCTCTACGTCAATCCCGAGGGCGGTGATTACGCCCACTACGTAGCCCGTCTCGGGTGATCGAAATTGATGGAAAAAGAAGCCAGGAACACCTTGGCTTCTCAATCGAACAGCGCGTTACTACAGGTGTCGCAACGATCAAACCGAAGGAGAAAACGCCATGACCAACAACCAGATCCCCGCCACCCAGAACGAAGCCTGGGGCTTTTGGGGCACGATGAACGAGCACGCGAAAGCCGCATGGCCCTTGACCATAACCGCCATCTCGGACGCCACTCACCAGCCCCTCGAGTCGGTGCGAATCTTCCTCGACAGCCGCCACGGACGCCACTTTGCCGACGACGTCCAGAACGGTTTGTACCAAGGCCAAGCCTTGCAGGATGCGATCAACGCCGCCACCCAACGTTGGATGGGCTGGACGATTGGCCGCCAGACCAGCAAGCAGTACGGCATCCCGCGCGGCCTGCCTTACCTGACAGGCTTTGTTATCCACTGCGAAATCTGCGAAGAGATGGCTGCCTGATGAAAACGCTCGCCACCGAACGCGAGCATGCGCTGCGTTGGCTGATTGCCAACCGGCGTCCCGACATTTCCATCGAGCAGGCCGTGCGCATCATGTGCATGGCACTGCCGCGCGATCTCACCACCATGCAAATCCTGCGGCGCATCGCCGAGGAAGAAGAGGCCAAGCGGCCCGGCCAGCCATTCAACTGGCGCACAATTCCTGGTCTGCTGCCTCGCGGATAGCTGTCTGGCCGGTGAAGTCCTCCCACCGGCGCACGATCACATCCACGTACTTCGGATCGAGTTCGATCAGCCGAGCGACGCGACCTGACTTTTCGGCCGCAATCAGCGTTGTGCCAGAACCACCGAATGGATCGAGCACCACGTTGCCCGGTCGGCTCGAATTGCGGATCGCCCGCTCCACCAGCTCCACCGGCTTCATCGTCGGATGCAGATCGTTCTTCTGCGGCTTCTTGATAGCCCACACATCGCCCTGATCGCGGTCACCACACCAGTGACGTTGCGCACCCTCGGGCCATCCGTACAGGATCGGTTCGTACTGGCGCTGGTAGTCGGCGCGGCCGAGCGTGAAGGTGTTCTTAGCCCAGATAATGAACGTCGACCACTTGCCACCGGCGGCGCGGAAGGCGGCCTGCAGCACATCCAGTTCGCTGGATGACATCGCCACGTAGATGCCGCCCCTGCAATGGGCAACGGTGGGCGTCAGCGCTGCCAGCAGGAAGTCGTAGAAGCCATCGCCTAAGTTGTCGTTGAGGATTGCCCGATCTTTACCGCGCATCTTGTCCTTGGCGCTGTTGGCGTAGTTCACGTTGTAGGGCGGGTCGGTGAAGACCATATCCGCCACTTCGGCTTGCATCAGTTGGTCGTAGCTCTCGGCCACAGTCGAGTCGCCGCATAGCAATCGGTGCTGGCCCATGACCCAGACATCGCCCGGACGCGAGATCGGTGTCTCGCCAACATCCGGTACAGCATCCTCATCGGTCTGGCCTTCGTTGTTCGGCTCGTCGCCCGCGATCAGTTCGGCCAGCGCGTCGGCGTCGAAGCCAGTGATGTCCAGATCGAAACCTTCCAGATGCAGAGATTCCAGTTCGATGCGAAGCATCGCGTCATCCCAACCTGCGTTCTCGGCAATCCGGTTGTCCGCGATCACGAGGGCCCGGCGCTGTGTCGGGCTCAGGTGATCAAGGACGACCACGGGCACGATCTCAAGCCCAAGTTTCTGCGCAGCGGCCAAGCGCCCATGCCCAGCGACGATGATGCCGTCACTGCCTGCAAGGATCGGATTGGTGAAGCCAAACTCGGCAATCGATGCGGCGATCTGCGCCACCTGATCATCCGAGTGCGTCCGCGCATTGCGGGCATAGGGCAGCAGCTTGGTGGTCGGCCACTGTTCGATCTTGTCTGCCAACCAGTTCATGCCAGCACCTCATCATCAACGGTGGTAGCGCGCTCGGCGGCAACCTGTTCGAACGATTGACCTGTTGCCAGCAACGTGACCGGCACGCCAGGGTGGTTCTGCTGAAAGCGCTTGATGGCCACGTCCACGTACTCCGGCGCGATCTCCATGCTGCGGCAGAGGCGGCCAGTGCGCTGCGCAGCCAGCATCGTGGTACCGCTTTCACCGAAGGGCTCGAACACAATGTCCCCGGCTTCGGTGTAAGCCTCGATGGCAAACTCTGGCAACGCCACCGGGAACACAGCCGGGTGATCGATGTCCTGCCCGATCTTGCCCTTGTGGCGCATCACACGGATCACCGAGTCGGGGATGCGAGTGTCCTGCGTCGGCTGACCTTTGTGCGTCCAGCCGCCGACCTCGCCATCCTTACGGCGCATCGCCGTGGACGATCCGTCAGCTCGCAAGTGCGATTCCTGGCCTGCGTGCTTGCAAGGCACGATCTTGTTGGGTTTGCGGGTGCTGCGATTAAAGTGGAAAACAAACTCGAAGCTGGGAGCCAATCGGCCCTGCCAGTCGCCGGGCATGCCTGGCCCCTGATCCCAGACGTACCACGCGAAGCGCCGCCACCCTTGCTGACGCATCCAGGACAGCCAGCCGTCCCAATAGGGGATAACTTCGTTGTCGCGGTGGATCAGCCCAAGATTGACCAGCACCTGTCCATCGCCCGCCATCGGCAGATGTGCGAACACACCGCGCATCAGGACATCCCAATCGGCAATGCCGCCGGAGGTGTAGTCGCGCTGGTTGCCATACGGCGGCGAGGTGAAGCAAAGCTGCGCGGTGTCACCCTGCATCAGCGTGGCGACAACGGCCGGGTCGGTGGCGTCGCCACAGATCAACCGGTGCGAGCCGATGGCCCAGACATCGCCCTCGCGCGACACCGCCACCACTGGTTTGTCAGGTACGTCATCAGTCGTATCGGGTTCGTCGGCATCTGCATCATCTTGCGCCGCAGGTTCTGCTTCGGTGGGCGTGGCATCTGCCAGCAGCGCATCGATCTCGATGTTCTCGAAGCCGGTCAGCGCCAGTTCGAAACCCGCTTCGGAAAGCTCCGCCAGTTCGAGCGCCAACATCTCCTCATCCCAGCCAGCGTCAAGCGCCAGCCGGTTGTCGGCGATGACCAAGGCGCGCTTTTGCGCGGTGGTGAGATGGGCCAGTTCGATCACCGGCACCTGATCCAGCCCCAGCTTGCGTGCAGCAGCCAAACGACCGTGGCCCGCGATGATGCCGTTGTCGCCATCAACCAGTACCGGGTTCGTCCAGCCATATTCGACGATGCTGGCGGCGATCTTGGTGATCTGCGCATCGGAATGTGTGCGCGGATTGCGGGCGTAGGGAATCAGCGCCTCGACCTTGCGGTACTCGACGTTGAGCGTATTCAAAGAGGGTGTCCTGAAAATAGAAAACCCGCCGACGACAACCGTGGGCGGGTTTTGGGGTTGGTGCGAACTGACGGGGTGCGAACTGCGAACCGTGCGAACCTTGGTTCGCACCCTGACGCTAAAAAAGCGCCGCGCTCGCTCCCCCCGCATTGGTTTTTGGCCAGGAAGGACCCGTTGATTTCCGGGCTGCTTCCTCTGCCGTCACCTCTGTCCAGACGATAGATGAATACTACGCAAGATCAGGTCGTTTTGTTGCAGGGGCAAAAACCGCTGATTGCCGCGTGATGGCGCACATCCCCGACCATACGCGCCAAATCACGCCAAAACCCTACGCGACCACCGCACCATTGAGTTGATCTGCGACCGTCTGCAATGCCCGCTGCCAATGCCGCCATGCCGTTGTGCGGTCGCAGGCAAAGCGGATCGTGATGTCACGCCAGCCATAGCGCTTCGCGCGCATCCATACGAGATGACGTTGCTCAACTGTGAGCCACTGCACCCAGCGCATGACTTCCAACATTCGTTCAATCGCGTCTGGACTCGGCGGGAAGGATCGATAAACCGTCTCGTCAGCAGCAAAGGTCTCCCACTCGTTTCGGACAATGGCGGGCCAGCAGTTGAAGTAACCCTGCACTCGAACAGGAGGCAACCGTCGACTGGTGCTTGCTGCCTCTTCAAACCGAGCAGCGACGTCCTCGATAGTCCACTTAGTCATTGCGTCGCCCTCCATAGAGCCGGTCACCGATGCGTCGCACGATCTCGCGTTCGATGAAGTCCAGACGTTCGTCGGATGCGTTGACCACCAGGATGTGTTGGTCACGCCAGCCCCGTTCCTTGATCGAGTCCAGATCCGTGGCCTGCGGCTGCAGACGACCCAGGGGGCAGCGGTATTGGGGTGTCGGCACCTTCATGTCACACCTCCAGTGTCTCGACAGCCCAGTGAAGCAAGGCCAGGGCGTCGGCTTCGTTGTCGTCGACTGGGGTGTGGCCACGCAGGCGGACGGACGCGATCATGTCGTCCTTGCCCGCATTGCCCTTGCCGGTCGCGTGCTTTTTGATCGTGCCGACCGGAACGCCTTGGTACGGAATGTTGTGATGCTCACACCATGCGGTCAGGTGTCCCATGAAGCCACCGTAGGCGTGCGCCGCATCAACGCCAGCGTGCCGTCGAACTTCCTCGAAGAACACCGCGTTGATGTGGTTGCTGGCCGAGAGCAGTTCATTGAGCCAGCGCTTGAAACGGAGGAAACGCATGCCACCTCCCTCAAATCGCTGCGGCTTGAAGTGCTCCGTGCCGCTGGTGATCGTGCCGTCCAGGTGCAGCAATGCCCACCCAGTGTGTGTGCCCAGATCAAGGGCCAAGATCGTCGTGTTCATCGTCGTGCTCCAGTTCAAGGGCCAGTGACGGATGCGAAGGGTTCTTTGAAGAACATCTCTTACGTGCGCGCACGCGTAGCGCGTCAATCAGGAAACCCGTCAAATCCGTCACTCGCCCAGATTGCTCAGTCATCTCGGTAGGGGTAGCCGTGGCTGTACGGCTTGGGCCTGAGGGCGATGCCCGTGATGCCACGTGCGCCCCCGGTCAGCCGACACTTCTCGAACTTGCGGGCCGCCATCAGTTCGGAGAAGCGCTTGACCGAGCCCACGTATTCACCCGCGCGCTCGGCCCATTCGCGCCAGTCGGCGAACAGTTCGGACACGCCTTCGCGGTGGGTCTTGGCCAGCAGGCAGCGCTCTTCGATCCACTGCCCGAGCGCGTCCTCGGCTTCGAAATACTCTTCGGTCGCCGACACCACGCTGGCGGGCGGTTTCAGGCCATGGCGTTGCCATAGACTGCAGCCCTCGACTGCCCACGCCAGAATGCCGTCCCGTTCCTTGAGCAGCTTTTCGGTCAGCCTGCCGTCACGCCGTTCGGGCGGGATCGTCACCGTGAACGGGATCAGGTGCAGTCGCCGCTTCATCGCCTCGTCCACGTTGCGGATCGATGGCTTGTGGTTGCCTGCGATCACCAACTTGAACTGCGGCACGTACTCGAAGAAGTCCTGGCGCATGAAGCGCGCGGACACCTTGTCGCCACCGGTGATGGCCTTGATCTTGGATTCGTTCCAGCGCCGACCTTGTTCAGTTTCGATGGATGACACAAACCATGCGCCGCGCAGGCCCGCCAGATCGGTCGGATGCCGGTCGGTGCGTGCCTCCATGAACGTGTCCATCGGCGCGTTGGCCGCGTAGTCGCCCAAGATAGTGGTCAGGACGTTGACGAACACCGACTTGCCGTTCGCGCCTGTCCCGTATAGGAAGAACAGCGCGTGCTCGCTGGTTACGCCCGTCAGGCAGTAGCCGACCATCAGTTGCAGGTAGGCAATCAGTTCAGCGTCGCCACCTGTGACGTCGGCCAGGAATGCTCGCCACGTCGGGCTGTCGCCCTGCGGTGTGGCCGTGGTCACCTTGGTCATCCGATCATCGCGCCGGTGCGGTCGCATCCGGCCCGTGCGCAGATCAACCACGCCGCCTGGTGTGTTGAGCGCCCAGACGTCCGCATCCCATTCCTCGGCGGTGGACGCGTGCTTGGGATCGGAGCGTGCGATTTTCTCGACGGACGAGATCGTGGCGGAGCTGGCCAGCTTGCCTTTGAGCCGAGGGCTGTCCGCTTGGAGTGACGCCATCCGACAAATACCACGCGCCAAGTGAGATACATAGAGGATCTGATCGGGATTCCAGCGCACGCCAGTCCAGACCAGCCACTTGCCCCACAGCGCGCAGTAGCGCCAGTCCTCGCCATAGCGACGGGTGAAGGCCGAGGACAAGCCGTCCTCCGTAGTCCAGTCGACACCGGCCAGTAGATCCGGTGGTGGCGTCTCCTCGACCGAGCGCATCACCGGCATCCGTTCGCCGACGGCAAGGAATCCACCGACATCGAAGCCTTCCGGGATGGCATCGGCCGCATCCCAGCCATCCGGTTTGTCATCGGGTGGCACCAGGATGGCGACCGTGGTTGCACCCGCGTTCAGGATTGCTTGCGATGCACGGTCAGCGTAATCCCAGCCCGGCGCGTCCCGGTCAGGCCAGATCAGCACGGATTTGCCCGCCAGCGGCGACCAGTCGGTCTTGTCGACGGGAGCATTCGCGCCATGCATGGCCGTGGTTGCCACCACGCCGATAGCGATCAGTGCCTGCGCGCACTTCTCGCCCTCGACCAACACAACGTGGCCAGCAGCAGCCAACCCCGGCTGGTTGTACAGGGGGCGAGGATCGGGCGGAGCCATCTTGCGCCGCTTGGCATCCCACGGCCGGAACTCCTTCTTGCGCCCGGGCGGGTCGTAGCGGTACACGACCGCAATCAGTTTGCCGGTGGCATCGAAGTAGTCCCACTTGGCCGTGGCAGGGCCGAGATCATCAACCGGCGCCTCTTTCTTGGCGTGGCGTACCGGCACAGATCGAGAACGACCGAGCAGATCAGCAGCCTCGTCGAGCACCCGGGAAAAGTCGGTGTGGACGTTGGCCCCGAGGTAGGCGGCGATCAAGTCAAAGATGTCACCGCCATCACCCGTGGCACGATCCGTCCAGAGACCAGCCTTGTCGCCTTCGAGTACCACCTCAAGGCTGTCGCCCGGGCTGCCCAGGATGTCCCCGATCAAAAACTTGCCACGACGCTTCTTTCCTGCCGGGAACATCGTGGTCAGGACTGATTCCATGCGTGCGATCAGTTCAGTGCGAATCTCGTCCCGCTCGCTGTCATTGACGTTGCGCCGGCCCGTTTCTCCCGGTGGTGATGTGTCATTGAAATCAAGCATCGGCACCACCCTCGTGTGACGTCTGCTGCGCAGCAATCCAGGCTTCCAGCTCGTTGGGTTTGAAGCGAACCAGTTTGCCGACGCGGTAATGCGGAATGCGACGCTCCTGTCGCTCCTTGGCTTGTGAGAGCCAATACGACGGCAGGTTGAACATCAGTGCAGCCTGGCGCACGTCGATCAGCTGCTCGCCAAGTACGTGATTCAAATTCGAGGTATTCATGCTTGTGTCCTCCAGCAGCGGTCTTGCCACGCGCACATCCGGCATTCGAAATGGGTCGGGTCATTGAAGGCGCGCGGCAGGAGGTCGCCCGCCTCGGTGGCCGTAATGACCTTCACCGCCCGATCCGACATGCGCTGGGTCAGGGCTGCATCAAAGGGCACGGCCTCGGTGTAGATCTCCATCGTGTCGGCGTTGAGTGCCGTGAAGATCGCCGGGTGCTCGTGCAGTTCGAGATAGGCTTGGTAGATAGCCACTTGCGCGGCGTAGACCGGCTTGGCGACAGCGAGGCGGTTCTTCTCCAACTCGCGCCAGGACTTGTTGCCCAGACACTTGTTTTCCCAGAGCGCGGGATAGGCGAAGCCATCAGGGCCTCCGACGATGACGCCGTCGATGTGGCCCTGCAGGCGGCCGTCAACGACAGAGAAACCGAACTGCTCACCGTCGGCCTTGCGGGTGCGCAGGTCAAAACCTGCATCCCGGAGCCACGCAACCATGCAGTCCTCCATGACATGGCCACGCTCGAAGATGCGCAGCATCCGGCCCGGGACATCACGCCCGTGGTCGATGGGAGCCTTGGCATACTCGAACTGCAGCGCACGCTCGCAGGCCACACCGAGACGCGAGGCCCCGAGGTACTGGCGTTCGGACTGGCGGGCGCGGGCCTGCTGCATCCCGGTGTCGACCAAGACGGTGACCTGACCGGAGATGCTTGATGTGGAGTTGAAGTCGATCATGGCTTCCTCCCCTTCGGCTCTTCCCAGGGGAGGTCGTCCTCCAGATCCGCGAACGGGTTGGTCAGAGGGTCGGGCGCAGGCGTCATGCCACGCACTGGCGGGTACTTGCTTGCCTCGTGGTGCGCGACCATTGCCTCGGTGTAGCAAGTGACGATGGCGTCGATCACTTGCAGCGCCTCGGCTTCGGAGTAGTCGCCCAGCGGCTTGGTGAACCCGATCTCGCCCGCTGCCTCGCCGAAGGCCTTGAGGCACTTCTTCATCGCGGCCAGTTCGACATCAGACGGATCGATCAAGACGACCTCCTTGCTGTCGACGCGACCTTCCTTGACCCGCAGCCAGTTGCCGTACAGCGCGTGAAACGCGTTTTGGCAGCGTTGCGAGCAGAACACCCAATCGATGGGGTAGCGCCGGGGGTTGCCAACACCGTGACGGTTGTCGGTGTGGCCGAATCCCCGGGCCTGTCGTTTGCAGACCCAGCATTTCATCGGCCTCCCTCACTGCGCCCAAGACGGCTTGCCCGTCACGGGTGCGCGTTGCGGAGTCGGTGCCTGATACGCAGGCGCAGCGGCCTGCGTCGGAGCGCTGGAATTTCCAGTTCCCGGAGCCTTGGACGGCACGCCCATCAGCTTTGCGTAGTCGGAGTGATCGGGCTCGACCGCGATCTTGACCACGTTGCGGTCTTGACCCTTGCTGTCTTTTTCGATGTCCACGCGGGCCAGAAACTCCAGGCCATCCAGTTCATGAAAACCCTGGATGCGGCGCGCGGCGGCGGCCTGCGGGCTGTTGTCCTGGGGGTGGACGTTGCGGGCGCTGTTGAGCGCGGCGCGGATGAAGCTGCGCCCCATCTGGCCCCAGGTTGGGCCCTTCTTGGAGTGCAGACCGATGTTCGACCACATCTTGCGCTTGGCGTGATCACCAGCCGTGACCACGAATTCGGCGGCGAGATAGATGGAACCGGTCTCGAAAGACTCGGTGGCGTAGCCGCCGCCCCAGCCTTGTTCCGGGTCGTCATAGCCACCGGGCTTGATGGTCACGCGCACTGGCACGACCGCTCCCTTGGGGATCAGGTCAAAACCGGACTGTTGGGGATCGGCATCTTGGAAATCAAAATAGTTGGACGACATGGCGATTACTCCTTGGATTCGGTGGTGTTTTCAGTAGTGGGGATGC